GATCGTCCTGGTACAGCTACAGCTATACCAATTACTTCTCCATTGCCAATAACAGAGCCTGATCCTTTCTTTTTCAAATCAGGATCTCTTGTTTCTAAGTCTACTGCAATCTCATCATAAGATCGTAGATCTGGAAATTCTTCTGGTTCAACCCATTCCTTTTGTGCTTCAAATAGTGGTACTTTCATTGGTAATCCCTTTCTATAATCATTTCAATATAATGGATTGCTTTTAACAAATCCTGTTTCTTTCCTTTATCCTGGTGCCTGCAAATATATTTAATTGCATTACCTTCGGCGAATAGTATCTTATTTTTATTGATAAATAAAGAAGGTTGTATTTCATATTTCTTATAATGAGCACCTCCTATCTGTTTAAAAAATGCTTTGTTTGTCATAATTGATATCCTTTCCAATCTTTTTTTGATTTTAATATATAAAGATTCTCCATAGATCTTGTTGAACCAACATACCAAACTCTATGTTCTTCATCTTGTTTTTCTACACTTGCTTCTATGGATTGTCTTATCTTCCTTGCATTATCTAAAACAAGAATAACGTTCTTACATTCACCACCTTTTGCTGCATGAATGGTTGATACTTCTATTCTAGGTTCTTCAGATAATTTTTCACCATTAGTTAACATTGTTCTAATGTATAATTCTTTTTCTTGATCTAAATTTGTAAATGCATCAAACCAAGTTATTCCAGGATTAAATCCAAGGTCTTCTATTTTAATTGAATTTTTATTCTCAAATTTTTTTTCATTAAAAGTATCATCTAAATATTCATAGATATCTTTACAGTCTGCAATGGATATTTCTTTTCCTAAAGTAAGATCTGTCCATTTTAATACTGATTTATAAAGTCTACTATCAATGCTTTTTCCATATCTATTTTTAAAATATAGTTTCTTTTCCTTTAATAGATTTGATATTTCATCTGATCTATAAGTTGTTCTAGTTAATATTAACCATTTATCTGTAGTTAAATCTAAACTATCTATATCAAATATAGTATCCACCTTACCCTGAACTACATTTCCATCTTTATCTTTCTTTGCATAATATACTTTTTCTTTTCTTTTACCCTGAATTCTATTTAATATTGTGTTAGATAATTCTTGAACTGCTAATGGTATACGTTCAGATTGTTGTAAAACTTCTTCTTCAGCTGGCTCATCTATAAATCTATTAACATCAGCTCCAGCCCAGGCAAATATAGCCTGGTCATCATCTCCGGCTAAAAATATATCTTTTGATTTTGACTTTAATACATCAAACATTTTCCATTGAATAGGAGATAGATCCTGTGCTTCATCTATAAATATAACTTCAAACAAAGGACATTTATCTGAATTAAGAACAAATTTTTCTATCATATCTGTATAATCATCTAGATTATAAACTTTCTTATAGTTATTAAGATTAATATTTATATGGTGTAATGTATCTAAATCTATATCCCTACTCCATTCATTAGTATTAAACTCATCTTCAATTGAAATACATTTAACTCGTGCCTTACCAATCAATTTAAAATATTCGTTGTCACAATTCAGATAACAACTTTCTTCTGAATCACTTGAATAATTAACTCTTATACTTAATTCTTTACCTATTTGTTCATAATGAACTGGTTGCATAACATTATCTTCACTCATACCTAAAGTATGAAAAGCTAAAGAATGTAGCGTTTGAAAAAATTTAGTATCTGATTTGTTTAGGTTTTTATTTAAATGTAAAAATCTTTCTCTAGCTTCATTTGCTGCTTTTCTAGTAAAAGCAAAATAACCTATTTTGTTTAATGGTACTCCTCTTTTTAAATAACCGTCTACTTCATTTAATAGTCTTCTTGTCTTTCCTGTTCCTGGAGGACCCAATACCTTTTTAATCATTAGAATATATCCTTTTTAGATTTGATAGATATTACTTCAGGTTTAGAAGATTTAATTTTAAATTTATCTATTGGTATTTGTATTACATCAATTGGATCATGTGATTCTTTTTCACCTTGTTTTTTAGGAAATCTTTTTGGTATATTGATTTTAGTTAGTTCTTTACCACCACCTATCTGTATTATTTTTTCTGCAGTCTTGGATTTATTTTCTTTCCAATCTTTATTCTTTAAAGAGTTATAAAAATTTTGATATTTAAAATATGCATACTCACCTTCTATTAATACAGATCCAGCTTTAAATGACACATTAGATTTAGCTTGTGGTCCATTGATATATTCTTTTAAATACTCTTCTAATTGTTCATCAGGAGTAGTTCCTTTAGGAGGTAATAGTTCTTCTTTAGGAGGAAACAAACTATCTAATACTTCTTGAAACTCATTTGATTTTACTTTTGGAGGAACAAAGTCAGCAGCTGCTGCAATAATAGACCTTATTTCTTCTTGTAAAACTATTTGTTTAATATGTTTAGCTTTAACACTTTTAGAATCACCATTAGGTAATTCTACGTTGAAAGTATATTCTGGTTCTGGATATTTAATCTTAACTAAACTAGATAGTTTAGGAAACAATACTTTTCTATCAGATAAAAATCCATATTTTCTTTTTGCACATTCTGACTTCATACAAAAATTAGCAATAGGATCTTGAGTACATGTATATCCTTTAGTAGAATCTTTTTTCCAAGATCTAATTTTATCTCTTACTTTCTTTTCACCCCAATCATCAATAACTAATCCATTAGAATCTTTTAAAAAATATTTTTTAGGAGCATCTATTACCATTTCTTCCCACTTGTCCTGGTATCTCTTCTTTGCAAATACCATGTAGTTATATAACCATCTATCTCTACCATCATCTAATTCTTTTTTAGTCATCATCTGTAGACAAGGAGGACCATCATCAAACTCGGATGGGCCTCCCTGTAGTACAGTTTTCACATGGGCTAATGAAAACTCTTCTAATTCTTTTTCAGTTTTTAAATTGGCTTCTATAACTTTTATAAATTGATCAAATGAAAATGCTTTACCATCAAAGTTGATAGCTACTCTTTCACACTTGTTGTAATAAGGAAGATTAATAAAATTACCATTAATAAAATTTCCTTCTGAATCTTTACCTAGTTCTGTTTGTTTAGGAAATATTTCTATTCTTAATGGAAGCTGTAATGTAAATAATAAACTTTCTAAAAACTTTTTAATGATTAATGCTTTAACTGGTTCTTTTAAAAATACATAAAGATGTAATCCACCACTTTTAGATTTAATAGGTATTAATGGAAGATCATATTGTTTAATAATATCTAAATACTTTTTAATTGAAAAATCTTTGTAATCTTTAGAATCTATGTCTATAGCTCCAAATCTAGCCATACCATCATCATTACATGGTTGAATACCTATAGATTTGTTTCCTTTTAAATGATCTAAATAATCTTCATCTGATATAGGTTGCTTTGACCAACCATATTCTGGTTTTAATTTACCAGTAGTAGGATCTTTTATGTTTTTAGTTAGATCAGCAAAACCAAAATTCCTTTGCAGTCCAGTAAAATACTCTATAAACTTTCTTTCCATTTAGCCCTCTGTATGTTTTTAAATGTGGGCAATTGCTTGCCCACATGATTTAACGAAAGGAATTAGAAGTGAGCTTCAGATCCTTTATCAGATCCATTACTCTCACCGTGTTTCACTATAACGTCTCCTTTAGAAACACTTTCAGCGAATGATTTAGCTTGTTGGTATAAAGCTGCATCCTCTACAGGACCTACTTTAGTAACCTCCCAACCAAACCAAGTGCCTTTATCATTTGATTGTTGAACTGTTCTTAATTTATATACATGACTAAAAGATGCTGGAGTAAATAATCCATTCTTACCTTTCATCTTTGTTCCTGTTATCATGCTATTCCATTTTCTACTTATCTTTAATTGCGTTGATTTCATAGCAAGTAAAGCTGTAGTTGGAGTTTGACCACAAACAATTAAGAAATAACTTGCAGTTTTTTCAATATAGTTACCGTTTGGTAATCTATCTTTGAAAGAAGCATCTCTTTTTGTTTTAGTCATTATATCACTTGATGATGGATGAATTCCAACTGGAGCGCCAGAACCTTCACCTCTTTCCTGCCATTCAATATATTCTAATTTATAATGACATGGTAAAACATTGATTCCTTTTTCACCATCAAATAGTTCTCCAGTTACAGAATTGTAAATCATTCCAGGCTCTGCACCTTGAACATATTTACCATCTCTCTTATTAACTTCTGGAGATAGTTGTCCTAGTATTTTAAGAAAAGGTAATGCTAGATCCTCATGACCTATATTACCTAGACCTTTATCTGCATCTTCTTCAAAAAGACTAACAGCTAAAGCTCCCGCAGCTACTTTCTCAGCTACTGCGTTGGACTTTTTAGTTCCGTGGTCCATTGTACTTTGTGCTTTGTTCATGTTTATTTCCTTGTTATTTTGGTTCTGTTTCCTGCGAACACGTTAAATAGATCAGAGGGCATATCTTTCCCAGCTTCGATACGCTCTCTGACCAATGCTTTGAGAGTCATGGGCTCAACCTTTAATTTCTGGGACGGTTGATATCCATTCTCTGCCGCAAGGTTTGCATAAGCAATTGCCTTGTTATCTTCGTTGCGACCAAAAGAAACGGTAACCTCATTTTTAATAAGATCACCTAGGCCGTTTTTACGAAGCCAGTTAAATGCTTCTTCTTTCCTTTCAGCGGAAATAGAAGCACCGTAGATGGGTTTCACTTCTACAGCGGAACCATCTGCTAATTTCAATGTTGAGATATTCATTTCTTGCATCAT